CGGTACTACATTTAATACACTCCAAGATGTTGCATCATCAGTCTTTGATGTTACTGTAACTGGAGCTGGTTTATTAAAAAAAGTAACTTCATCTGAAAGATATAAAGAAAATATTGTTAAAATGGAAATTCCATCAGAAAAAATATATGATTTACAAGCAGTTGATTTTACATATAAAGAAACTGGATACAAAGATTTTGGACTTATTGCAGAGAGGGTACATGAAACACTCCCAGAATTAGCCGTATTAGATGAAAAAGGAAGACCAGAGTCTGTAAGGTATCCAATGCTATCTGTATTATTATTAAATGAAATACAAAAATTAAAGAAAGAAATAGAAGAATTAAAGGAGAATAAATAATGCCAGACGTAACAGTATCATTTACAGATGCTCAATGGACTAGAATTGTAGCTGCAAGTGCTTTCGTAAAAGCTGGAGATGTAATAGACCATCCGGGTGATATAACTACAGATTATCTTTCTACATCATGGAAAGAAATCCTTACAGAAAAAGTAAAAGAATACGAAAGACAACAAGCATCAATAGATGACTTCTAATGAAAGCCAAAAACAAGATAGTAAGGTTACGAAATAAGTATCCTTTAATGTCTTCAGCTGAAATTAGTAGACAAGTAGGCGTTAGTCGTGTCTATGTTCACAATATTTTAAAGAAAAATGACCTACAAACTAAAGTCCCAAAACCTCAAAAGGTGGTATACTGTAAAGAGTGTGGTGATATAACTACTGATAAAGGTAGAATACACGAGGGAGAGTGCACATTTAAGTCAAGATTTATGAAATTGACATGTTCTTGGTGTAAAGTGCCCTTTTATAGAAGAAAAACCGTAGTAAAAGCAAGGATTAAAAGTAAATTAAAGAATATTTACTGCACATATGACTGTTATGCCGAATATAGACGATACAATGCGAATAAATGACGACCTGATTGAGAAATGGGAGCCAAAAATCTACAAAATGTTGCAAAATGCTTACATTGAGGGCTGGGAAAAGGAAGATTTAGTACAAGAGTTAAGATTAACGATTATTAGAGCTGCAAAAAAGTATGATTCTAACCGAAATGCATCTTTTCACACTTATTTACACACTGCTATGGTGAATACTCTTAGAACTCTGCATACTAAGTCTACTAAAAAGGTAGATACTGTTAGTATGGATAGAAATAACTCATCTTCAAATCTAGATGGAGATGAATTTACATTGAAAGATAAATTACCCAGCACTGACAATTCAATTGATGAATTACGGTTAGACCATTTTTTAAATTCTTTAGGCTTAGAAAATAACGAAAAAGAATTCTTGACAATGAAGTATAAAAATTATACTATGGAACGCATACAAGATAATTTGACTAATACTTCTATATATAAAGTCAAGAAATCGTTAAGAAATAAGTACAAAGAAGGAGAATAATTGGAAAATTATAATTTTATAGAGTCGGGACTTATATTTGGACTATGTGATTCACAGAACTTTAAATCTTTTACACATCCAATAAAAGATTTCGCTCAACACGGGGATACATACAAATTTATTCAAGAGTATTTAGATGAGTATTCAGAGTCACCTAGTAATCAAATACTGATAGAAAAGTTTCCGCATCTTTCTACAGATGCACAAGATATGAACTTTCAGTATGCTCTTGCTGAGTTTAAAAAACAAGTGATGTTTAGGAATATAATTAGTGCATTCTCTAACAACAAACCAATTCTAGAGCAGAATCCTAAAAAAGCATTGTCTTTAATTATGGAGGGTTTACACGATGTAGAAATTTTACACGATTCTGATGTAAGTCAATATGATTGTGGAGAACTTGATAGATTTGAAGAATGGAAAGATAAAAATAGTAAAAGAGAACTAGGAGATGGTATGATTGGCATACCTACCCCTTTTGATGTTATCAACTCTACAGGCATGGGATGGCAACCCGGTGATTTAATTACAGCTTATGCTAGACCAACTGTAGGTAAAACATGGTTATGTTGTAAGATAGCAGCTATAGCAGTAGAAAAAGGTTTTAAAACATTACTAGTATCTACTGAAATGACTAAATCCTCTATCAATTTAAGGATGGATGTTATATTAGGACACATGAGGGGGTTTAAGTTATCACACTCTGCCATACGAAATGGTAATGAGATAGATGAAAATGAATATAAGAAGTTTTTGACTAATAGTGACTCAAGAAATCTACTGATATGTGACCACATTAGTGGAGAAGATAGTATATCTTTACCTAGTATCACAAACTTAGTTAGAAAGTATTCACCTGATTTACTAGTTATAGATGGAGTTTACTTAGTATCTACTCAAGATGCCAAGAGAGCCGCTTGGGAGCAATCTCATTCGCTATTCTATGGATTAAAAAATTTAGCATTATCAACTAATACAGCAGTTATGGCTTCAACACAGGCTACACGAGATGCATCTGATATGTATGTCCCACCTGCCCCTAATCAAGTGGCATTTGGAGACGCATTGATAAGAGCTTCAGACGTAGCAGTATCAATGTCCATGATGAAAGATGACCTTGATATGGTAATACAAGATAAAAGACAAATACAGTTTCAAAAGTATAGAGATGGAGATTTACCATTCTCTGACTTTGAATTTATATGGAGGGTAAACAATGGACACATTGAGCAAACTAATGCGACAATATAAAAATAGCACGTTTTTAAATTTACAATGTGCAAAATGTAGTATTAATGGTAAATACGATATAGGATTGACAGTTAAAATACCACTGTTAAAATCAGATGGCTCTCCAAGAGTTAAAATATTAGGAATAATAAAAGACGACCCCTCATGTATTAAATGTGGAACAACATTCCCAGAGGGATATAGGCAGGTAAAAGGTGACCTTATATACAGAATACAACCAAATAGGACAAGATTTGATAGATTGGACTGACATCTTACAAAAGATTGATGTTGATGTACCACTAGGTGAGGAACAGTTCAATATAGAATGCCCTTTCCATAAAGATGATAAACCATCTTTATCAATAAATACTAAAAAAGGGGTATGGATATGCTTTGCAGGTTGTGGTCAGGGTAGTCTAAAAAGTTTTATTAGGAAGCATACGGGATGGAGTGCTCGTGAAATATTAAACTTTTTGGCAGAAAACTCAGATGGTTACGACCCTGTAAAAATGTTTGAGATAGATACTCCTGCTCCTCTTGGACTACCAGCACTTGAAGAAAAAGTATTCCCTTATAAACAATATGTAGTGCCTAAATGGATATTTGATAGAGGGTTTGATAAGTTTACATTAAATAGATGGGGGTGTGGCATAACACCTAGTAATGGATTAGTAATCCCTGCTCACAATAAAGATGCAAAGTTAGTTGGTTGGATAATTAGGAGAGAATTTGGGATACCAAAATATGTTTATGCTAAAGGCTTCAAGAAATCACACATATTATTTGGACAACCTTTGGTTGACACATCTAATGCAGTATGTATAACTGAGGGTGCATTAGATGCTATGTGGTTGAATCAACTTGGGTATCAAGCAGTTGCTTTACTAGGCATGCAGATGTCTAAGGTTCAAGAGGATTTGATAGTAGGATTACCATCAAAAGAAATAATATTGTGTTTAGACAACGACAATGCAGGTAAAAAAGGTAGAGATTATATATTGACAAGATTAAGAGGTCGTGTTAATATATCCTATCTAAAACTTCCCAATCAATATAAAGATGTGCAGGAAGTAAAAAAGTATGATATACTAAAAGAAACGATAAATAACCGGCGTAGCTGGTAAAGGAGAAAAAATGGCAGGAATAGCCGATATACAAACTAGATATGAGAGTTATCAAAAGAATAGAAACTCTCAATCAAACAACAGTTTAGGTAGGGAACTATTTTTAAAACAAGATGGTGACCAAGCCTTTATAAAATCAATAGCAACAGGGAGTCCTGATGACCCTTATCTAGCAGAGATTAGATTACATACATTCCGTGAAGATGGTAGATGGCAATCTGTTCTACACACAGAAGATGGTCCAGCAGATGAAGTCCCTGAAGGAAGCGTACCTTCTAGAAAGTTTTCTTTATGGGCGTATGTATCAGAAGTAGTACATCCAGAAAAACCTCAAACAGGTTTGGCAGGGGATTTGAACTGGGAAGAAAAAGTAATGCCTTCAGGTAAAACTATGTTCATCGAACCCATCAACGACTTCCGAATCATTACATTAAGTTTTGGTAGAGGTAGATACCTATGGAACGAACTTGTTGACATATACAATGATTGGCAAGGGCTTGATAAAGGTGTGCTTAGAATTAAAAGAAATGGTTTAAGCACTGATACTACTTATACTATAACCGCTGCTTCAGATAAGACTATTGAGATACCAGAGGATAGACTCAAAGAGACTACTGAATTAACAGCTCTTGATGAATACTTTGCTGATAGGTATGGTAAAAAGTTCGTACCAGCATCACAAAGCACTAACTCAAACACAAATATCGTACCTAAAGATGCAGTGTCTACATCTGATTCAACATCAGATGAAGTACAGATGCCCTTTTAGGAACCTCCTCTCAATTTCCTCCCTAAGTTAAACTCATCTTAGGGAGGATGAATAATTATGGACTCATTAATTGTAAACACAGATAATTTTAAAGATACACTCAGTTCACTCAAAGATAACTATGGTGATGTAAATACTTGGATAATAGACGTAGAGACTAATGGTTTAGATGTTTATAATCCAGATATTAAATTATGTGGTATAGGGCTTACCCCTGTAACAAATCATAACGCACAAGATGTCGCCCCTATATATTATTTCCCGGTAAAACACGAGGGAGATATAAATTTAGAAACACCAGATGTAAATAAATTGATACAGTTTCTAAATGATACATGTCACATAGTTATAGGGTACAACATCAAGTTTGATGCTAAGTTTTTAGAAAAGCAAGGTATGGATATATCTGATATGCAAATGATTGATGTGTTAGTCATGGTTAGAATGACTGAGGCTACTACAGTCAACAAGTTAAGTCTACTAGATATAACTATCAAAGATTATGGAGAAAATGCAGGTCAGTATGATTTAGATACAGATAAAATTTTAAAGTCTAATCGCACTGATGGGGTAAGATGGAAAGATAATTATTCATTAGCACCTATTAATACATTAGGTCCATACTGTATAGAAGATGTCAACTGCACTAAAAGATTATATGTTGATAGATTGGCTAAGATAAAACAAGCAGGTATGACTGATTTATTAAAACTACAATGTAAATTAAGTAAGGCTTTATATGATATGGAAAGCAGAGGGGTTGCAATAGATAATAAATATGCCCAAACTGCTAATAAAAGAATTCTTACAAGATTAAAGAAGTTAGAGCAGCGTATATACGATTTAGCCAAAAGTGAATTAGGATTTGATAAAATAGACTTTAAGTTTAATATTAGTAGCCCGTCTCAGATAGGTGAGATATTTAATAAAATGAATGTACACTCTCCTGTTCAGACTACTACGGGAGCTGAAGCATGGAATGAGGCAGTGCTAGTTCAAGTTAATCACCCACTTGCAGGGTTGATAAGACAGTACAGAACACTTAATAAATTTAACTCTACTTATATAGAGCCTTATTTAGAGATGCCTGTGTTACATACAGGATTTAAAAACTGGGGCACTGTTACAGGTAGACTATCATCTAGCAATCCTAATTTGCAGAACATACCTAGAGACACTATATATATTGCAGATAGAGAGCTTGACGAAGAACAACGCGATGAAGTTAAGGGTAGGATATCTGCTTTAATATCTAGTAAAGGTGGGGACTCTACTGTGACTCTTACTGATGATGTAGTTGATACATGGAGTTTTTTAGGTGGTGATAAGTTTGATGCCAAAGATAAAACACAGATTTCTATTCGACATTTATTTGTGCCTCGTAAGGATTACACTCTTATGGCATATGATTATTCACAGATGGAAGTTAGAGTCTTTATGTATTATGTAGATAATGCTGAGATGAATGAATTAATGAAACAAGATGATGTGGATTTTCACGGTGAAGCAGCTAAAATAGCTTTCAATATGGATGAGGACAATCCTGAATTTAAGTTTTATAGACAATTAGCAAAGTCCATTACATTCGGAGTTATATATGGTATAGGCAAAGATAAGCTAGCCATGCAATTAAATACCAGTCCTATTGAAGCGTTTAGATACAAGCAAACTTATCTAGAGAATATGAAGGGGTCAAAAGAGTTTTTTAATTCTGTAGTTAAAACAATAGAAACTAAAGGCTGGGTTAGGAATAAGTATGGAAGAATATACAAAGTTCCTAAAGATTATGCATATAGAGGTGTAAATTACTTGATTCAGGGGACAAGTGCTGATATCATGAGTGAAAGAATAGTGGAAATACATAATTATCTAAGAGATAAGAAAAGCAATTTGTTACTTCAAGTGCATGATGAGGTTATATGTGAGATACATAAGGATGAAATGGATGAAGTTGCACCAATGATTAAACAATTGATGAAAGAAAATACATTAAATATACCACTTGGTGTAGATATGGAAATATGTAAACCATCGTGGGCAGTTAAGAAGGAATACACAGTATGAGAATAGTAGCAAACAAAAATGAACCTTTTGAAAAATTAATTCGTAGGTTTAAAAAAGCTGTTGAAAAGGATGATATAATTAAAACATACAGAGAAAAGTCAGAGTTTACACCTAAAAGTGTTGCTAAACAACAGAAGAAAAAAGATAAATTAAGGAAAAGTAGAGAAAATGGCAGAGGCTAAGAAAAAAACATTAAAAGAAAAGTTAGACAGTTACCTAGAAGAAACTGAAGAAACAGTCATGTTATATGATGAATATGAAGATGCCTTTATAGGATTAGGTTATCAACAATACAGAGGTCCAATAGCCATATACGATGCTAAGAAATCTGTAGATATATTAACTAAGAATTTTATGGATGACCCTGACTGTGAAAGTAAAGAGATGGCAGAGGAGATGGCAATAGAGTGGTTCGACTATAATACAGTTGGAGCATGGTATGGAGATAAAACTCCTATATTTATATCTAACACTAGAGAGGATTTAGAATAATGACAGCAGGATGGAAAAACCCAAACGCTCCTTATGATTTTACAGAAGGGGAGTGGCGAGATTACAAGAAGAACTACCCAAATTTATCTTGGGGAGAATATAAACAAATGAAAGAATGGAACGTAGAGGAAAGAATGGACAATAAAAAGTATAGTTTTATAGAAGCCTATAATAGACCTGTAAAAGAAGCTACTGACCCTGTGCACTATCATTTTGATATAGAACCTTTTGATTACATACATGATAATCAGATGGGTTTTGCAGAGGGAAATGTGATAAAATATATAACAAGGTGGAGATACAAAGATAATGGTATCGAAGACCTTTATAAAGCGAAACAATATATAGATATGTTGATAGCAAAGGAACTGATAAATGACGATAAGTAACAATAAAGATTGGAGACATGACTTAGAGTTTGGAGAAGACTCTGAACACTGGTTTAAAGAGTTGTTCGGGGACACTATAGAAATCAAAACAGAAAGAGATATATGGGCGACAACAGGCAATATAGCAGTAGAAACTCATGATACTAGAAAAGGTAAACCATCTGGGATTAACACCACAGAAGCTAAATATCAACTTCATGTTTTTCAAGCAGCTGATGATAAGCTAGCGGCTATTATACTTAGAACTGATGTACTCAAAGAAATTATTGAAGATGATGAAAGAACTCTTCACCCAATGGGAGATAAAGATGCAGATGGTTCATCAGCTCACGGATATCTCATAAGAACTAACGAAGCACTAAATAAACTAGGACACATAGGAAGAAGGATTATAGATGGCAAAAGTAGGAGTTAAATTAGGATTTACATTTAGAGTAGGTCCATTAGACACAAATCAGTACGCAAGAATGGACATGGAGATACATGACATTGATACTGAGTTACCAATAGATGAAC